CACCTACTGCGGCTATCTGAGTAACTGTTGCAAAGATTGATGTTCCTGTTGCTATTCCAGCGTTTCCGCCTGTAATAGTTTCTGCTAGAGCCGAGCCGCTTGCATCCGTCCCAGTAACAGTGAAAGTTATTCCACTATCGTTACCGCCAGAAGTAATAGTAACATTTCTTGGACTGTCGAAAGTAACAGAACCGCCGCTTGCTAACGCACCACCTATGACTAAATTAGCATTGTTTGCAACTTGTGCGCTTGCTGAAATTCCATCTGGATCTGCTGCCGCTGACTCAATAAACGTGGCTTGCACATCTGACATTATAAATCTCCTTTATAAAAGTGGTAGGGGTTTCCCCCTACCTTAATTATTAACTTGCTATGTCGTAACCAGTAATTGTAATCAGCAAACGTCCCGCAGTATATGCCGCGTGGCCTGTTCCCTGACCTACAAGATACAAATATTGAGCTGCCGCAATATCACCACCAGCAGTTAATGTTCCTGCCGCTTGCGTTCCGCCATTGATAACTTGAGTTTCTGTTAAATCTCCAATAGCGGTGTCATTAACGCCTGTGCCTTCAGTAGCTGAGTACAAGTCAATATCAGCACCACCACCAGCGGGGGCTTCTACACATTGCATGGTTACACCAAATACTGTGCCTGTGTTAGCAGTAGTAACCTGCCCAATGTAAGCAACACCATCACCATCTTTACCAATAATATCACCTGCGGTTCCACCATCTCTAAGACCTGTTAAATCAATCATTATAGTTGTTTTAACGATATTTACATTTGTAGTAGTATCACTCTTAAAACGCTCAACTTGTGTTACATAAACAGCCGCAGTGCCTTCTATTCCTGCACTTCCAGCGGCTTCAACAGCCATTTTATTACCACTGGTAATTGTAACAGTACCTGTTGTTGCATTTTTTGTTATGGTTTCAAAACCATTTTCTGAACGGACTGGGCCGTTAAATGTTGTATTAGCCATTTTAATCTCCTTGTCGTGGCAAATGTCAGTCGCGGGATGCGACTGTCAAGGTAGTTACAGGTTACACTACCTCTTTGTAAAAAGAAAGAGTGCAACCTTTAATTTATTTTTTAGCCTCTTCAGAAAGAATTAAACCTAATATAGCACAACCCAAGCCGACAAAAACCAACTCGCCAATTCCTGATATAGTTCCTACAGCAATTACACCAACGCCAATTGCTGCGTAACTTGATGGTTCAGATAGTCTTCCAGTAATCCATTTTATCATTTTACTATTCCTTTTTAAATTAATTAAAAAAAGGCGACCGAAGCCGCCTTTTCTATTACTTTAACAAGAGCATCTATTAAGCTCCAGGTGATCCATATACGCAACGTGGGTCACTAAATCCGAAAGAATAACGCTCACGGGCTTTAAACCGCATGTTACCTGTATCGAAATCAGCTTCCATGTTAGTACGCATTGGAGAACGCTCGAAGTGCTTAAAGCCATTAGGAGCATCTGTTTTGAGGAAGAACGCATCAGGATCTGTCAAGAAGTGATTGACTGTGTATCCTTCAGAAACCATTCCCATGTTTTTAACTGCGTTGATGTCGTTATCCGCAGTTGATGGGCGTAGTGTGGTTTCTAGCAAACGATCCGCAATAAACTGTAGCTGGGGTGGAATTACTAATTTCATACCCCGAAGAGCAACAACCATGTTCCTCTCATCTACAAATGCTGCAACATCAATTAAAGCATTTTCTAACGAAGTTTCGTTAAGATCTGCCGCAGTTGTTGGTTCGTTTGCAAACGTACCGCCACCATTCAAGGGATGCACGAGAGAGCAAAGCTCAACTCCATCACCACCAGTAAATGAGGCATTAAAAGCATTGTTTAGAACAGCCGCTGCTTTAACCTGCTTAGTGTGCGCCATAGATCGGGCTAATGCCTTAGTATAACGTGCGCCAAGTCGGTCATAGAGGTTGTCCTCAATTGCTTCCTCAGTTAGTGCGAAAGCTAGAGCAACGGTTTCGTGTGAATAACGAGCAGTGTATGCTTCGTTAGCTGAGTCGAAACCAACTCCTGCACCTTCAGTTTTGGTCGGTGCGCTTCCAAAACCAGCCAACATAACTTCTTCTTCAAAAGCTCTGTCTGATGATTCTGTATCAAAGATTTCTGCATGTTCGTTATCATAACGATCATACTCCATCCCGAACAAGGCGTTTAGACCAGGTTCTAGTTCTGCAACTAGTTGTGAACGTGAAATTGCCATAACTTAGTCTCCTTCCTATGCTAATCCAGCGCCTTTAAGCCCGAATATATGATTTTCAATTACAACTTTGATATTGGCGTTAGCAGTAGCTACATCACTATTGTCAGGGTCTTGAGAAATATCAATTGCCTTTAACGGTAAACTAGTTGCTGTTCCACCAGTAGATACCTCTAATTCAGAACCTGAAACACCACTTTGTGTGCTTCCTGCTGTAGTATAGATAATATCAAAGTTACCGAATAGATCTGTGATTGGGAATACTGCATCCGATTGAATTTCATAAACAACCATAGGGTCATCAATGATAAACGCAATAATATCATCAGCGTTCGTACTTGCTGGATAATAGTTACTAAATGTTACTTTACCAGTAGTAGGATCTGTGTACTCACAACCGTTAAATACACCAACTATTGGTACAGTTCCACCGTCAGCATGTATTGCTACAGTACCTCCAGTAACTTGAGCTACCATATCGCCTTGGAAAATTGCTGTTCCATAGTTAGCGGCGATTCGATAACGATTTTGGCCTCCTGTGAATGGGGTTCCCCCGATTCTTCCAATAGGACGTAGACCAAAAGGGGCATCTTGATTTGCCATTTTTACTCTCCTTTAGAGTTTTCTGAGCCTCGTTTAGATCCGAAGCTTACAGATGATTGACGTTGAGGAGCCATTTTGGGCATGTTCGGATTGTTTTCACGCATCCAATCATTGTCCACGGCATCCATTTGATTCTTTGAAGCATTAAGATAATGCTCATTCCGCTGTTCGACCATTTCAATAGGGATACGAGCTAAAACTAATCCGCCTACGCCTATAACGCCTGCGTTCCTTCCCTCATCTACTGTTGGTCCAAAATAATCGGGATGCTCTTCAGCGCGAACGAGTTCCCAGCCTTCCTGCCGTTTCTTATGCACGTTTGTTTTGTCATCGTACTCTAATACAGACTCACGAATCCACCTATGTTTATAGCCTATTGGAGGCTCTGGAGCGTTTAAAGCAGAACCAGGTCGCCACTGTTGAGGTCTTTCTTGTACCTCCCGCGTTGTTGTATCGCGTGAAACTCTATCTGCCATTTTAATCTCTCCTACTTTCCAGTCTAACAACTTCAGCCGCATATTTATCCAGGGGTATTCGCATTTTATTAGCAAATGCCACCTGACCCTTAGTAAGTTCTACTGATTGTTTCCGTCCTTTTTTAATAGACCGTCCGTTTCCAGACGTAGGAGTGACAACTTGGACGTTTTTCTTGTCACTCTTAAATTTAGTTGGCATTTCAGATCTCATTCTTTTATCAATTTCTGAATAATAATCAGTTGATATAGGATCAAATCCCTCATTAACCATATCTTTGTGAAGTTGTTCGGCGACAGCAGTCATAACTGTGTCTCCTCCATCCCCAAACCATTCGTTTTTGGATCTCCAATCATTCAAAAGTTTAGCATTTTCAGCGGCTCTTGCATCATTTACTCTAGGTTGAGGGTTTTGCGCTCTAGCCTGTTCTTGTTGCCTGTAATACTCTTGTTCTTTTGATTCACGAGCAGATCTAGCTTTTTGAACTCTAAGTCTTTCTTTTTCTATAGCAATTTGAGAAATGGCTGATTGAGCTTCCGCAACTTTCCCATTGTCTCCTGCATCTAAAGCTTCAGTTAAAGCTCTTTTTACATCATTTTCTTGAGAACTAACACGCCCTTCNTATTCAGATAAATATCCCTTATCTAATCGAGCTAACTTGTTTCTNAGANTCTCATTCTCTTCTTCTTTTTGTTTTGCATAATTTATAGCTGCTTCAGCTTCTTCAGAAGCTAATTTTTGTTTAGCAGTAAGCTTGTTAATTCTTTTCTTAACGCCTTCACTATAACTAGCTAACTCATCTTCTTTTGGCTCTGCCTTAACCTCTTCACGAACATTTGTTCGGGTTTCTTCAGAATCATTGGATTCTTCAGACTGAAGATCTATTTCTACAGACGTTGTTTCATTAGAAACATCATCATCTTCAACAATTTCTTCTTTAATATTTTCAGCCATAGACATTTTTCCTGTTCTCCTTTGCTTTATACATATGAAATATCTTCGGGGTCAAGGATAGTCGCAATAATATTGTCGTCATTTATAAGACGAACCTCTAAACCTTCCACTTTAAACCTATTTCCAGCATATCTTCCTATTAATACCCATTTCTTTTCAGATGCCCAAGCACCACTTGGGAATTTCTGGGTGTCTGTGTAAGCGTCAGGCCCAAGTTTAACAACGTAAGCCGCCACAGTTGCGAAGGATTCACGCTCTCTAACAGAGTCTGGAACTATTACTCCACCTTTAGTTTTGGAGCTAGGATAATATGGGATAATAAGAACTCTATAACCAGTTGGCTGGGGTAGGCGTTCTATTACAGAACTTTCTAGATTAGAAGGATCATCTTCATTTTTACTCTTCTCTGGCTCTCTAGAAGCTCCTCCACCAAAGGCAGTTTTTAGTGCTTTTGGCATTTCAGGTTCTTTTTTATTTGCTAAGGATCTTGCGACATGTTCAGGAACATATAATTTTTTAGTCATCTTCTAACATTACACCTTTCATCGCGGTTTTAATTTCATCTTCAATAAAGGTCATTCCGCGTAGTTGACCTGCAAGATACCGATACTCATCAAATGAGTTAATCGAACCATCAGCAAGCGTGTCTTTAACTCTAGAGATACGCTCACGAATGTTTTTTAATAAGTAGTCTGCTAAATTTATTGCGTCCATAATTTAGGACAATATACCATGATAAAGGAAAGGCAAGTACAATTACCATCTATTTCTTTTTAGTTGTTTTTTTAACTTTTAATTTAGCTTTAGCTTTAGGCTTTGCTTTAACTTCTGATTTTGGTTTCTCAACCCAAGCCTCATTTTCTGGCGTTTTAGGATCGTCTTTTACAAAATGACCTTCTTCAGTCCTTGCTCTAACTTTTACTGTTTCAACAACTTCGACAATATTTTTTTTAGCTGCTCTTATTTGTTGAATAATTTTATCTCTTACAGAACCCATTATAATCTCCTTTTAATTTGCTTTCTGTCTGGCGTTAAGAGATGCTATATCTCTTTGAGTTTGGATACGATCTTCTGCTATTCTTGTTTTATCTCTTAAAGCT